TTGAGTCAGGTTTAAATGTAGACGATTATGTTTTTGCTCCTGCAATAAATGCACAAACAGGAGAATGGGATCTATTAACTATTGCTAATACGCAATCCCAAGCTTTGACTTTTGCTGCAACTGGAGTTGATGTAGATAAAGGTCAAGCAGCAAATGCGTTAGCTAAAAATGTATCAGACGATTGGGGATTAGATGCTGGAGCAAAAATATCAGAAGCTGCTAAAGTTGCAGGACTGGATTTACCTAGAATTCTACGATCTAAGAAACAACTACGAAAAGCAGGATTATCAGAAGCAGACATTAATCTTTTTGCTAATGATCCAGAACTTTTAGAAGACGAACTACTGAATTATACCGAAGCAGAACGAGGTATGGTTGCAGGTCTTCCTGAAGAAGCTCTTGTTTCTGTGCAAATGAATGCACTATTAGAAGGCATGGAAAATGGAGAAATTCCTAATTTTGCTAAACCAGCCGTTGCTGCAGTTAATGAAATGTTGATTGCAAGAGGTATGGATGCTTCTACAGTAGGTAGAGATATGCTATTTAATGCAATTATACAAAGTGCTATGCCTTTAGCACAGTCTAATGCTACTTCTATAAAAGAAGGTGTAATGCAACAAAGAGGGATAGAAGCTACAGCAGAATTACAAAATGCTCAAGCGAGACAAGCAACAGCTACTTTTAATGCTGAAAAAGTATTTAGTCTTAATATGACACAATTCAGCGCAGAGCAACAAACAGAATTATCAAATAGTAAATTTTTACAAACTACTACGCTGACAGATACAACAAATGCTCAACAAGCTGTAATGCAAAAAGCAGCTTCTATGGCACAGTTAGATTTGGGAACACTTGATTCAAATACTAAAATTGCTGCACAAAATGCACAAACTTTCTTACAACGAAACATGACAGATTTGACAAATGCACAACAATCTGAAGTATTAAATACTCAAATGGAGCAACAAAGAATGCTGACTAATCAAGCTGCCGACAATGCTTCCTTTCAGTTTAATGCAACATCTGAAAATCAAACTAGGCAGTTTATGAAAAGTTTAGGCGCAAGTATTGATCAATTCAATGATACACAACACAATGCCATGCAACAGTTCAATGCTACATCAGCTAATGCAGCAGAAGCAAGAAAAACTGGTATTTTAGCAGATATAGAAAAATATAATTCACAATTGCTTACACAAACAGATCAATTTAACGAACAAATTGCGTTTAATCGCGAACAATGGAATAAACAAAACTGGCAAGCTGTTGAACAAGCCAATGTTGCATGGCGACAGAAGGCTAATTTGGCAAATACTGCTTCACAAAATACTGTTAATATGCAGAATGCTATGAATGCTTTTGGATTAAATCAACAGTCTCTAGCTTTTCTATGGCAGGATTTAAGAGATTCAGCAGATTTCGTTTTTAGAGGTGTTGAAAACGTAGAAAATAGAAAAGTACAAATTCTATCTACTGCTATTGCTAATGAAGGAAAAGCAGGAGAAGTCTACGATAATTATCTAAAAACGTTTTTATCAAGTATAGTATCAAGTTTTAGTCCAAACGGATAAATTTTAAATTAAGGGGAAAAATAATGAAATGGCTTAGAAAGAAGGTTAGAGGTATTGGAAGAGGAATTAAAAAAGCTTTTCGTGGTATAGGCGGTGCTTTCAAAAAGGTTTTTGGAGTATTCGGTAAACTAGGACCAATCGGCTCAATTGCTTTAATGTTTATAATGCCAGGAATTGGCAACGCTTTTGCCAACGGTTTAGGTAAGTTACAAAGTGTTGTAGGAACGACAGCAGCAAAAACAGCAGCTACGGAAGCAGGAAAAAAAGTAGCTATGGAAGCAGGAAAAAAAGTAGCTGTGGAAGCAGGAAAAAAAGCAGCAACTAAAGGTATGGAAGGTTTTATTGCAAGAGGTGGCTTATTAGGAAGTACAAACAAAGCTTTACAAGCTGTAGGAAGAATAGGTCAAGCTATTATTGGTGATGCAAATACTCTATCGAGAACTCTAGCAGGAGAATTTTCATTGAAATCAGGAATGGTTGGTAATATGGGAACAGCTACAAATAAACTTACAGGATGGCTTAAAAATGGCTTAGATGAGCTTCCTGGAGCAGATACTTTTGAAAATTGGTTAAATCAGAAAAGAGGAGATTGGGGATTTGATACTAATGTAGGTTGGAAGGCAGAGCAGATGAAAGCCATAGATACTGGAAAACTAGCAGAAATAGAGTATCAGAAAGCTCTTAAAGACTTTTCAGGAGGAATTACGAAAGTAAACAAGGACTTTTTTACTAGAGAGATGTTTGAGAAAGATTATTTTTTGGCAAACCCAGACATAAAAACTGCTTTGGATGCAGGAACTAAAGCACAAGGTCTTTTGAATCGTTCTATAGTTAAACAAGGCTCTTTTCCTTCAATAGCAGAAACAGAAAAAGCTTTTAAAGAAGGCTGGAAAGTTGATACAGGAAAAGTTGTAATGAAAGAGGGCGCACCTGTTAAAATTGAAGCAGATCCAGATGCTTGGAATCCTAAAAAAGTAGCAGCAAATGCAGCAATTACTGGTGCTGTTGGAGCTGGTTTTACCTCATTACTTGCAGAAGATCCTCTAATACAAGGAGGAGGTGTACAAGGTATGCCACAGAACGAACAAGCTAAAGATTATTATGTTTCAAACATGATGAATACTTATAAAACTGAGGGTTATCAAGGACCAGACAAGTTTCAATCAATACTAGATTCTCCGTGGATTTATGGTAGTGGAACTCCTGACTGGCTAGCAAATTATGGACAAGGTATATCAATACCTGCTCCACAACCTTTTCAAATAGGCAATGCATAAGAGGTAAAATATGATTCAAGATCAAGAAGCAAAACAAAAACAAATAGAAGAAGGTTTAAAAATTATAGGCGGAACAGAGAGACCTGTTCCAGGACAATCTTTAACTTCAAGTCCAGATAGTCCTAGACCTTTTGAAGGACCTCCTAAATTTACAACGCTTAGAGAAGCAAATCAGCATATTTTTTCAACACTAATAGAAGAAGAAAACTTTTCAAATGTTGTACGTTCTTTAGGAAAAGGTGTTCCAGTTGGAGATCTTGCTTCTACTATTCTCTATGTTGGTTTTATGGAAGGACAATGGAATCCTGATTTAATGTTAGCCTTGGTAGAACCTACAATGTATATGATCATGGCTATGGGAGAACGAGTAGGTATTGATGAGATGAGATTGTATGCAGGAGAAGAGGATGATGTTCAAGATGATGCAGATTACCAACAAAAACTATCTGCTGCTTCTGATATATCAAATTTTGTAAAACCTAAAATAAATATAAATGAAGCTAGTGTTTCAAAAGAGATTAAAGAAAAACTTAAAAATCTAGACGTAGAAAGTTTATTAGCTAAACAAGAAGAAAGTCCTATAAATACAACAGGAAACAGTTTGTTAGCACAAGGACAAGAAGAACAACCACAAGAGATAAGAGGATAAAAAAATGGCAATACCAGATTTTAAAAGTTTATTAGCATCATCGTCAAGAGGCACAGCAGCCTTAATGGGAGAGGCAATTGCGGGTGCTTTTAGTTCAAAGAGAAGAAGAGACAAAAAGAAAGCTATTATGGCTTTTGTAGGTGCAAATCTTTTCAATATCATGGATCAAAAAACCATGTGGAATAATATGAAAAAATTAGCAAAGTTTGAAGCAGATAACCAAACTAATATTGAATATATTAATCAACGTGGCGAAGAAAGAAAAAACATGGTTAAAGAGTTTGATAAATGGGGTGGAAAACTGCAAACTTCAGATAATGAGAAGGGTTATGTAGTTTTAAACGAAGAGGACATGAAAAGAAATTGGCGACTTGCTCAAATGGATAAACATGCAATAGAAAGAAAGCATAGCTATGGTATAGACGGGCCACTAGGTAAAGAGGTTATGGACAATATTGCTTTAAATGAAGCGACTTGGTATAAAAATTTAACAGATAGAGCTGGTCAATACGATTGGGGTAGAACTGATGCTGGCTTAAAGGATAGCTATACAAAAGCAAAACAAGCGGCTGAGACTTACTACGGAGATCCTAGTAGACAAGGATGGATTGGTAGTTGGTTAGACGGTACGTTTGGCGGTGATGAAGAAAAACAGGCTGTTTTAGATAGTCAAAAAGCCATGACTACTGAAATCAATAATTGGAGATCTAAAGCAAATCAGATTGAAAGTGCAGCGTATGCTAAACCACATGTAATGCCTGATGTATTTCATTCATTTGACAGCAACCAACTAGCTAGGGCTAGGGATGTATATGAAAATAGACTTACTGTGTCAGGGAAAAGAGATACGCGAATCGGGCGCATTCCAGGTGACACATACGGTAAAGTACTAGAAATGGGTCCTTGGATAAAGATGGTTCAAAAAAATTATAGTGATAATATAAACGCAACAGGTGGAAAAGGTATGAACAAAGATGAAGCTTTTTATCATGCTGTTGTTGGTAAATCACACGATATAGCAGCAGTTAAATTCGATAAACTCAGAAACTTCCAAAAACATTCTATTACTGAGGATCTAAGAAAAAAGTTAAACACGTCAGACAAGGATGGAAACTTCGAGTATCAAGCTGAGTTAGCAACAGAGTTAGAAGGTACTGACTTTCAATCGCACATAACGAATTGGGCAGAAACACGTAAAGATCCAGCAAAGGTTAGAGAACTTGTTGATTATCTGGTCATAAACAATGACGACTGGCGAGAGAGAGACAAACTTATGGAAGCAAGCGCATTAAAAGATACATATGGTCTCAGCGAATCTCTTGCACAAACAATGGCAAAATCTCTAATATCTCAGACTGATGCATTAAGTGCTTGGAGAAGAGGCGAAATAGACAGACAAGCAGTATTAGGAATGTTTCCTAAACTGTTGGATTTAGAGCCAGAACTAATGTATGAAACTTATATTGGTCAATATCTGACTTATAAAAGATCTGGATATATACTAGATGCTCAATTTGAAGCTGATATTTTTAGATGGGGTTTATCCACAGGCGATATCAATGGTTGGGCAAGATGGGCTGCTTTAAAACATGTAAAAGTTATGATGGATGCACAAAATAGAACTGAGGCTTACGATACTTGGCTTAAAGGAAGTAAGCTATTAACTGAAACAGATAAAGCTATAGAAGCATTAAAACAAAAAGTAGACTAGAAATAATATGCCATTACCCGAAGTTAGAATAGGAACTTGGAGGCTACATAATAAGCCTCCAGAACGCTTTACCGATGAAATGCTCGCTTCAAAGTTGTATGATAAGTACAACAATGAAAGATGGCTACAGCCTGAGGTTGTATCGGCAATAGCTGGTACTAGCAGAGAAGGCGAATATACGATGAGAGACAAGAATGGAGATATTATCCTAAATGTCTACTCTGGAGATGTAGAGAAAAAAGATTGGATGAAAGAATTCTTACTTGGTGAACGAGAACTTTCTGAAGGTTTTTGGAAAGATCTAGGTAGAATGGCAGCTTATGGAGTTACAGAAGTTGCAGATGTAGTAAGTAGAATAGGTTCGTTTGAAAAAGGAAGTCCAGGCTTTAGAATGATGTACGAACAAACTAAAGCTCAAGGAACAGAAGAGAAGTTTTTACAATCTCTTGGAGCATCTGAACAACAAGCAAAAGATTGGGAAGATCCGAAAGAAGTAGCAGCTAGAGACGAACAATATCAATATATGTTATCTAATATTTTAGGTATGGGTCCATATTTAGGTTTACCAAAAGAAGATAAAAAACCGATTAATGCATTACAACTTGTACAACAAGAACTTATTGAAAAGATACGAAATGAAGGTTTAGATAATCTAGAGCAAGTCGAGCAATGGAGAAGAGATATGATTGCTGATAGATTTGGATATGTTTCAGACGAAATGTTAAGACATTGGGCATTAGATGAAGTAGATAGAGTAAATATAGAAGAATTAAAAGGCACAACTGCTGGTGGCGCAGAGTATCATCAAAGAGCTATGCGACCAGGAGGTATGGGGGTAGAAGGTTTCTTAGAACGTCCAATAATGGGAACAATGGCTTTTCTTGGAGGCGATCTAGCTCCTTTTATATGGGCAGCAGGAAAAGGAAGTAAATTACTTGATGCGGCAGCTTTATCAGTTATGGCTATCAAAGCAAAACCAGTACAGATTATTAATAAAGTATTAGAGAAATTACCAACTTATAAGTATGGAAAAAACTGGAAATGGTTCAAAAAGACAAAGTTGGACAAATCAACAGGTAAAAGAGTTCCTATTAATAGAGAAATTAATGTAAGAAACATAGCAACAGCAGTTCCTCATTTTATGTTATCTACAGAAATAGGTGCGCAAGTTGCTTTTGATCCTTATGAATTACGTTTGTCTAAAATATTATCTGAGATGGGTTTCGGAGAAGACAGTCAAGATGGCTATCTTAATACTATAGCATCTTTATGGGACCCCGAAGATTCAGAAGCAAAAGCAAGAGCTAAAATGGCTTTAGAAAATGTAATGGTGCTTCCTGTTGGTTATGCTGTTGCAAAAACTGGTTTTAGTGTTTTAAGTCGTATTCTAAGAGGTCCTAAAGACAAAGCAGCGATGTATTTACAAAGATTAGGAACAGATGTAGAAGGTATACGCATTGAAAAACAAGCAAGAGAAACAAATATAACACCTGAAAAATTGTCAAAATGGAGAGCATCATTACAATTTTCTCAACATGGTTGGATAAGAAAACCTATAAACTATGTATTATTGAGTCTTTTTAATAAAACAGGAAAACTAACTCCAGCTATGAAACGTTTAAGAGATGATAAAGAAGGAGTTGAAAAAGCAGTAACTACAAAAGTAGAAGTGCTTGCTAACAGAATTGTTTATCAGTTAGACAAGACATCAAAAGCTACTATTTATAAGCAAATTGATGAGATGGATTATAACTCCTTTACAAAAATGATGATGAAAGCAAGTGCCTATGTTAGAAATCCAACAAGAGAAGCAGATTGGGTAAAAATAACTAAGCTTATAACTAATGATTTTGATCCTACAAAAGGAGAGAGTTTTGCATCCGTAGCAGAAGGTATAAATCCGTGGATACTTAAAGATATAAAAACTGTGCGTAACATTATCGATGACTTATCTACGGAAATCATGGGAAGTAAAACAGTAGATGCAGCAACGAAAGCTACTATAGAAGAAAGCCTCGGTCATCATTTAAGAAGAGCTTTTAAATTACACGATTCTCCTGGTTGGACACCTTCAAGAGAAGCCAGAGAATATTTCCAAGATTGGATAGTTAAAAAGCATAAAGTATCACCTGAAGAAGCAGAAGCAATCATGGTTAGTATAATAAAAGGAGCAGGAGGAACTACAAACAATTTCATCAAGACGGCTGTAGAAAGCACGAATTTAAATAAAGCTATTTTTAAAGAAAGAATACTTGGTAAAATAAAATATGATAAACTTGGAAATCCTATTATTAAAAAAGGAGTAAAAGTTGTTACAACAGGCGATCCTGAGAATCCTAAAACAGGTGTAGTTACTAAAATTATTAGAGCAGCTAAAGAGATTAAAATTACTGATGAGTCAGGCTTCAATATTCCTAGATGGTTCTTTTCTGCGAAGCCTCGTTATTCGTTTGGAGAAGATAAGTATAAGTTAAGTTTTGAATCTGAAGTAGATAAAGCTTTATATATTGTTGCTGATCCTAAAAAACTCTCTAAAAAAGATGCTGATTACATAGAGATGTTAAAGAAACTTTATAATAAGTTTGATCCGTCAAGTAAAAAACAAGACGTAGAACAATTATCTCTTTTTACTTCTAGAGGAAGAAAACCTGGTCCAATAACAACTACTGAATTAAGAGCGTTAGGAAGAGAGCTAAGACAGAACATTAAAAAATTAGCTATCTCTGCTAAAGGAGAAGTAGATACTTTGGTTGTTCCAAAATTTACTTTAATTAAACCAACAATAAGACAAGCAACAGCTAAAACTCTTAAAAAAGGATTAGCAGGAAAAGATACAGCAAATGTCAGATTTAGAAATCCAAAAACTAGAAAAACTCATAGAGAAGAAATTGAATTAAGTAAGCTAGACTTTGCTAGAACTGTAGAATATGAACAAGAACTTATGAGAGTTATGGGTTTGATAACTGATCCACGTTATAATATTATGAATACAGTTCAAAGAATGGTACAATGGACTGAGCAGGAAAAGTTACTAGCAAAATGGTATCAAACAGGAAAAGGACAATGGTTTTTTGAAACAGAAAAAGAAGCTCTTGCTGCTTCTGCAAAAGTAGGAGCAATACGCATTCCTTTTACAGATAAAACTATAAAAATAGGACCGTATACTTATAGTGGAGCAAGAAAATATCAGAAAAAACCTCACCAATTTAATTATCAAATAGGCACAGGCAAAACAGGTGCAGATTTAAAAGGATCTTACGGTGCTTTAGAAGGAAAATGGACAACACCTGAAATGGGCTTAGAGATTGAAGGCATGTATCAAATGCAACAATCAGGTATGTTAGGTATTGTTACTAGAGTATGGAATACTTTCTTAGGTGGTAAAGCTCTAGTTAATATGAATAAAACTGTTATGAGCCACATAACTCATCTACGAAACTTCTTTAGTGGTCCTAGTTTTATGGCCGCAAACGGCACTATGCCTATACTTACTGATCCAGATGCGCTTGCTAAAGCAGTCAGAGTTATTTCAGCTAGGCTAACTGGAAAAGCAAAAAAGGGAAAAGGAGATATTCCAGAACAAGAATTGGAAGATTTGTATTTAAGATTAGGAGTTATACAATCCGAAGCCAATATGGGAGAATTAAAAGCTTTATTAGGTGAGTTTTCAGATAGCACAGGAGCAAATATATTTGGAAAATTTGAACAAGTAAGTGAAAGATTTGGTTGGACTGCATCAGGATATCAAGCAGTTAAAAAAGCAGGTAAAGGAGTACTTCACGGAACACAAAAATTGTATTTTGCAGAAGATGATTTTTGGAAAATTATATATTTTGAACATGAATTTGGTGCTATGACAAAGAATCTTTCTAAGTTGTACACAGAAGCCGAATTGCAACAATGGGCTGCAACTATGGTTAAAGATACTTTTCCTACCTATGCCAATGTTCCTCCTTTATTAAGAAAAGTTTTAAGAAAATCTCCTGTTGGTAATTTCTTTTCGTTCCGTGCAGAACAAATAAGAACTACTTTTAATATTTTTAATACTGGAAGAAAAGAAATGCAGTTAGGAGCAGTATTGTGGAATGAAGGACATACAAAAGAAGGTCAGTATTTAATGATACGAGGAGGTAGACGGTTAGCTGGAGGCACGTTAATAACAGGTATGGGATCTTCGGCTTACTCAGAAGCAAGTAGAAGAATTTTAGGAATTTCAGATGCAGAATATTATGCTGATAAAGAATTGCTTCCTTTTAATGAAAATCCTCTTTATTCACTCTCTTGGAAAGGAGAGCCTACTATTATCTCTTTAGAAAGTAATGATCCCTATAATGTTATAAATGAATTGATACGTGATGCCGAACACTTGCGTTATATGGGAAAACTGTCTAAGCAAGAGTACGAGACTACAAGACGAAAACTTTTACTTAATATGGTATACAAGACATTTGAGCCTTTTGTTGAAGAAGCAATTTTAACAAGTTTTGTAGCTACTCTGGCAACTATGTGGACAGATGGGAAAGCTATGGATGGAAAAGAGATATTTAAATTTGCAAGTCCTGACGATACAGTCTTTAATCATATGGATAAAATATTGTTGTATGCATACAATAAACTTTTACCAGGAACAATCATTGCTGGAAAGAGAGTATACGATGCAGCTAATGGAATACCGTCTGGATCTGGAAAAGGGTATGATTTAGAAACAGAATTAATAGCAAATATGACTGCACTTAGACAACGAAAAATAGATTTAAATAGCTATTTAGAAGGTTTTTCTATAAGACTAAATGAACATACAAAATATAAAAGTAACAACTACTTTAATTTATACTCTCAAATAGGCACTTTGCAAAAAGGAGATACTGCTGGTGTTTTAGAAGCAATTAAAGAGTATAATAAAAACAAGCTCATTACCGATAGAAGAGTTGCTTATCTTATTAATAGTGCTAAGATAAGAGATTTACCTTGGGATAAGGTTGACGCTGCATTAAAAAAAGTAGGTTACAATAGTGTCGAAATAACAAGTTTTAGAAGTAGTAATGAATTTGTACCATTAGATTTAAACCAAGTACAAACAAAACAAAAACTGCTTTCTACTCACTTAGTTGGAAAACCTACAAGTCTAGTTGCAAAAATAGCAAGTCTTTATAATGTACAATCAGTTTCCGTAGATGAAACTATGGGTATGGAATATATAAAGGTTCTTCCTTCTGATGTAAATCTAGCAATAATGAACGCAACTAGAATTCAAGGTGGCAATGTTACTTTGTGGTCAGAAAGTATGAATGCAGTTTTAGAGAAAGAAGGAAAAATAGATTCTCTGTTGTGGCATCAAAGATCAACCAAGGTTCTTGAAGCTAACCTAGACTTTTATGAGAAAGAAATTGAAGTCTTAGATAAAAAACTTAACGCTGGTTTAATTACTCAGGATGATTATGACATAGACATAGTTCCGTTGCAAGATGGCATGAAAGAAACAAGGAGACTCTTACCAACAGAAGAAGAAGAAAAGGAAGCTAGGAGAGAGAAATGGAAAGGTGTTGCTCTAGCTTTTGTACCAGATCCAGTAGAAACTGTTATGGGAAAGTTGGTAGATAGAGTAAAAAGAAGAGAAGCAAAATTTGAAGGTGGAGCAATCTCAGCAGATCATCCAGTTTCTAATGTTAAAACTAATCCATCAGAGCGTGTAGATGATAATACAGGACTACCTTACACAGCAGAGATGGAGAGACTTGGCTTTGCTGAAGGTGGCGAAAATAGTGTAGATAGTGAAGTTAAAGAATTTGATAATCTAGCTTCTGTATACTATAAAGACAATCCTAATGATCTTGAAGAATTAAGAAAGCTTATAAACTATACTCCTCCTCCAGAAAAAGAAGCTGAAAAGATTAAATGGGAAGATGTTTCTAGTTACCTGAAAAAGCAGATTACACCAGAAGGTTTTGCTCGTGGAGTACAACAACTTCCTTATGCCTTTGCTGCTATGTTTGAAGATATAGGTCGTATGGCAGCCATCCCTTATGATATTGCTTCAACAAAAATGCCTTTGCCAAACATAGGTGCAGAACATAGATTAAGCACTCCTTATGCTTTCACGAGATATACTGAATGGGCATCAGATAAAGAAAGAAGACAGCAAGTTCTTGAAGAAAAAGCAGGAAGAGGAATGTTTACTGAGAAGCCTTTACTACCAAAGGTAAAAGAAAGCTTAATAAGAGTTCCAACTGCTTTAATGCCTGCTATTGATAAACCACAACATACGCTCTCAGAACTTCTGGCTATGGTGTTTGTAGATCCTACTATTGCAGGACCTATGGCTGCCATTACCATTTCAAAAGCTGCTCCGATGCTTCTGGGCCTTACTAAAGGAATTCAAACTTCTAAAGTTTACAAAGCAACCAAAGCTCCATCAACAGATCAACTTGGTTTTTATTCACAAGCTGAAAAAAACTTAGTAAATCTTCCTGAAGATCAATCACATTTAAAAGGACAACAATTATTAGCTTGGGTTTATGGTCGTAATAGAAATCAGAAGAATGACGGTGTTGGGATATTTGCAGTTACAGGAGAAGAGAAACGAATACTAGATTTAGAACAGCGAGTTAAGAAAAACACAACACCAGAAGAATTACTAAGTCTTATCCAAGATAGAAAACTTAGATTAAGACATAGAGTGCTTCGCGGACAAGACGACTTTAATATGTCCTTTAATGAAAGTATGCAAATGGAAGATCCTTTAGATCCCTCTTATAATTATGGTCGTATGTATGCCGAGGATATAGAGCATGAATTAAAGAATCTAATTGAGTATGAGGCAGAATTTGGAGTCATGGACCCACTGGAAGAGGCATCATTATTTGATAAACAAAGATTTGGTGAAGATCTTTTTTTGATTGATACAGTTGGTGATCGTTTGAGCTTTACTACGATTCGCTCTCAAAAGGTTAAGGATGCACACAGGGAATTGACATTTGGTGAAGATACTCCTGAGGGATGGAAAAAGTTCTATGAACTAATATTTGATGAAACAGTAACGAATGCTACTCCAAGTGAACTTACGAGTATCGCAGAATTGATATCAGAACAGAGATACATTGATAATCCATACGTAAAAATAAGTATAGCTGGCGAAGTTCCAATAGACACAATAAATGTAAGCTTCATAAAAGATGAATTCCCTGCGCGATACAGGGAACTTCAGCTTGAAAACAGAGAAACAATAGAACTTTCTGAGTTAGATATATATGCATTTGGAAATGAAGATGCTGGCTGGCAACTTATTGATGAGAACGAAATATACAGGCCTAGATCATATGGGCAAGAGCAAATAGACGGAAGGAGTCCAGCTATAGTGGATTACTTTGGTGGAAGTAGAGCCGAAGTTGAAGTCCAACTTAAACAATATATGCGAGAAGGTAGTCAATACGAGTTAGGTTGGCACGATACTGGAGAGATGGAACTGGGATATGCACAGTTACAAGGACAGATAAGTCTACCTGGTGGTAAAAATTATAGAGAAACACCTATTGATCTTGAGAATCCAGAAATATTACCAGAATATGTTATGCGCGGAGGCGAACCACAGTATGGACATTGGGAGCATTGGGAAACTCCTAATATTGTTACTGTTACCACAACAGACAGAATACTAAATACATCCAAAACTGTCGAAGAAGGAAAACAGTCTGCTCTTCATATGGAAGAAATTCAGTCTCAAGTACATCAGGCAGGTGCAGATCCAACCAGAGGATATTTTGATCCAGTTCAAGCACAAGTGTATGATGAACTTGAAGATGTATTTGAGACAGCTTCTGAAAATCTTGCTATTGCAAGAGAAGAAGGAGCAAGTGGAGCTAAGATTCAACGACTACAAGAAAAAGTAACAGAGGCAGATTTAGCTTTTGCAGACTGGAAGGAGGATCTTATGGGTGTAAAAGATTTACCGCTTAAAAAAGATAGATATATTTCAATGTTAATAAAGAAAAATATAATGCAAGCTATTAGAGAAGGTAAAGATTATGTAACAGTTGCTAATCCAGAAACTATTTTAACAAGATGGATAAAAAATGTTAATGTTTCAAAGGAAATATCTATTAGAAGATATCATGGTGGAGGAACTGAAGATAGGAAAAGGAGTTTAAGAAGCAACACAAGGAGACTAAATGATTTGAGAGGAGGAAGTTTGTCTGATGATGGCTCTGGATATGTAGTTAGTTATAGTAAAGCTATAAAATTACCTGGTAGGACTACTCCAAGAGGTTATGGTCGTAAAACCTATAAAGATCTTGATGAATTTAAAGAAAATGTAAGAAAAGATTTTCCTAAATTATCAAACGAAGAATATAATTTAGTTATTAATACGGAAGATGCACAATTTACACATAGGAGATTTGACGATTCAATGTGGAACAGAAGAATAAATCTGAGAAAAGATCCAAATTGGAAAGCTGAACTGGAAACCTATGAAGAATTGGATGGCAGATATGGCGGTACAACTCTTTTCTCATTTACTATTAAAGGAGAACCTCATATAGGTGGTAGCGGTGAAATGCATTATCTATTATATAAACATAGGATTCCTCGTGTAGCCAATAAAGTAGTTAAAAAATTAGACAAGAATGCTAGGACTAGCACAGAGAAGATGGACTATCCTAAAGACGTTTATCAGGAAGGAGAGTGGATGGAAGGAACTGGAACAGAAGAAGTATTTACAATTCCTATAACTGAACAAATGAAGAAGACATTAGAAGCACAAGGTGGCATGTCACCATTTGGATACGCACAAGGTGGTTTAGTAAAAGCTCTGCAAGAAAGAGTAGCCAAAAGAAATGGTGGTCAAATGCGCAACTACAAAAAAGAATACGCAAATTATCAATCTAGACCTGAACAAAAGAAAAATAGAGCAAAAAGAAACGCAGCACGAAGATCGCTATTAAGATCTGGTAGGGTTCAAAAAGGAGACGGAAAAGACGTAGACCATAAAGACGGTAATCCACAAAATAACAGTCCTAATAATTTGTTAGTTAAATCAAAGAGCAACAATAGATCTTTTAGTAGAAAAGGATATGGAAAAGGTGGTGACATTATAAAAGGTATCCTAACAAAAAGACTAGGAGTGCCTAAAGAAATATTTGATAAGGATGCTGTTTGGGATCAATCAGAAGAGGAATGGGGTATACTTACAAAAGAATTACTAGCTCCTGTAGATCAAGGTGGCGGTGGAATGACGGAAGATCAGTTACCTTCATCAGCAGGCGGAAGAAACGCTCTAAATCATTTAATTCATACAGGAATTGTCCACAGAGCATATCCTGATCGAGAAGTATTGACCTCACTTGGTTTAGAAGCTAAAGAGATGGTTTCAGCTATCAGAAATGCAAAACCGTTAAAAGGAGAACCTCTTGTTGGTGTAAAAGATTCATCGACAGATTCGTGGAACAATAAAAAAGCATATAACCTTGCGAAAATAGAAGAAGATGCAGCGGCACAATCAAGAAGAAGAATGGATGCAGTTAAAGATTCTATAATTAGACAGCACGAAGGACAGCCATTAGTACTAGGAGAAGACGTTATGTTTTTTGATTATCTAGCAAATCAATATTATCATAAATAAATCACTTGACAAATCCTAAATCCGTGCCTATAATAAATTATGTTATTGTATACAGAAGAACAACTTACAGAGGCCTACGACATCTATAGAGTAAAACAAATTAAATTAGATTTAGGCTTCATGACTCTAGAAAGTTTTAGAAGTCTATTTGAACAACTAGCTGAAGAGGTTATGTACAGAGATGATGGGAATATTACAAGCTATCAGTAAACTTGCTTCGACTTATCTTAAAGGAAAGATAAAGAAGTCTGAAGCTAAAGCAGAGAATGCTGCAAGTTGGGATGAGATTGCGCAAGGCAACAGTTCTACCTCGTGGAAAGACGAATATCTTACACTTTTGATATCGATTCCATTAATAATGTGTTTCATTCCTAGTCTAGTGCCTTATGTAAGAGAAGGCTTTGCGGTTTTAGACACGATGCCTACATGGTATCAGTATACATTTTCTGTTATAGTTGCAGCTTCTTTCGGTGTTCGTGGTGCAATAGGTTTAATGAATAAAACGAAAAAGTAGTTGTGTTACTGACTGAAGCATATCGAAGAGAGCTTCAAAAGATTCACCAAGAAGATGAAGATTGGGGAACTGGTCCAAGAGGAAACATTATATATATATGTAATTTTTTATATGTTAATAATGTTACAAGACTTTTAGACTATGGTTGCGGTAAAGGAGAAAACTTAGGTTGGTTTCTTCCGATTGAAGTTTCTAACTACGATCCAGCAATGTATGAATGGTCTGCTGATCCTGAACCAGAAGATTATCTTTTATGTACAGATGTTTTAGAACATATAGAACCTGAGTGTATAGAAGATGTATTAGAACATTTAGTTTCTAAATTTAATAAGAAAGCTTTACTTAGTATTTCATTACAAAAGTCGAAGAAGATTTTATCAGATGGAAGAAACTCACATATACTTCTTGAATCTGAAGCTTGGTGGATAGCTTTACTAAAAAAATATTGTAACATAGAGAACGCTTACTCGGTTAAGACCGACTCATGCTACGATTTATTAATAACTTTAAATAAATAGGAAAATATTATGGAAGACATAGCAATTTATGCACCTTATATCGCTATATTTATAGCGGTATTAATTATTTTTAAATTAAGAAAAGACAATCGCGATAGACCAGATACTTCAGACTATCCTAGAAAACCTGGTGGTGGCGGAGGTAAAAAATGACGACTATTATACTAACAATAGTAGTTCTTGCCCTAGTAGCTGGTTGGTACTTTATGCCGATGATGTTGAGAGACATTGTAGGCTGGAGTTATTCCTCAGTAATTAAGGCAATCGCTTACTTTAAAAAATAAAGTCCTTTTAGAAGGCTTTTTAAGCTTCTAACAGGCATTTAGCGAACCATCCCGTAGGGATAGGTTTATAATTAAAATTCTTGCTTATAATAAGGAGAAAAAAAATGATAACAAGAAGAAACGCAAATCTGGCCCGTCATGGGCTAGTGGATTTTGGAGATCCTATATTTTCCTCGCTGTTCTTAGGGTTCGATGAACACTTTGAAAGAATAGCAAATCTGGCCGCAGGCTCCAAGCTGTTGCCAAACTATCCCCCATATAATGTAATACGAGACGGAGATAATTATACTATCGAAGTTGCATTAGCTGGTATTGATAAGGAAGATCTTGAGGTAGAAGTACAAGAAAATACTTTAAGAATTTCTTATGAGTCTTCTAAGAAAGAAGAACCAGAAATAAGTGTACACAAAGGGATAGCACAACGCTCTTTTAAAAGGGAGTTTAGTTTAGCTGAAGACGTTGAAGTAATAGCTGCAGTCTTAAAGAATGGTCTATTAGAAATTTCTTTAGAAAGAATTATACCTGACGAAAAGAAGCCCAAACAAATTAAAATTGGATAGTGGCACGAATACATATAGATGACGAAGAACTCGGAACATTAGTAAGTGACTTTAAAAGATACCGACTGATGTTCCGTATGCTATTTGGATATTTAATATTCGATATGCTTTTACACTTTGATGTATTCGTCTAACGCTTAGAAACTCTAGGTCTGAGCGTTTCGATATTTTCTTCTTCTAAATCTGAAAGCTTTATCCATGTAATAACACCTAACTCTTCTAAGCTTAGAGCATAGTCTCTTTCTTTTAGAGCATTGTGAGGATGTTGGTTAATTAAAGCCTTTGGCTTATGCCAACTGGTGGGTTTTGCTCCACCTATTTTATATCCATATGTTTTAGAAAAGAAATCAAATCCTATAATAGTTAAACTTTTCCAATCATTAGCTACTCTCGTAAAATACTGAAGAGTTATAAAGCCTGCTGATGGTCGTAGCTCATACTTATCACCATCAATATATCCACATTCTTTATACAAGTCAAGTAGTTCCTTGTCTGAAAACATTTCTATATATTCAAAGTCAGGTAGTCTATCCTTTGGTAATTCTTTATCTATATATATTCTATTGCGATTAAATAATTTAAAAGCTTTAGGAAAAAACTTTGCATATTTCTGACGTAACAATCCTGTTACCCAAATGTCTGTTCGTTTTCCAATCGCCTTTACCATGTCTGGTTGAGGTACTCCTCTTCCAAATCTTACTATCACATCATAAGATTCAATAATATCTCCGTATTCATGTTCTAGAATTTCAACGGAGTTACCCACTAAGATAACATTCTTTCCGCTTATTATTTTATAAATGGGATTTATCATACTGTACCTGTTGGTAGTTTGCTCTGTGTTGAATAGTAATTTCAGGTATTTCCATAGGCGATTTTATCAACCAATCTATGGTATCTAAAACTTCCTGGTAGGATACACTAGGTAATATTTTGTGTGCCATCAATCCTAAATTTAGGGTAGTAACACGACAAACCTTTTCAGAATTATATACTGTATTATTTGTGTAATGATTCAATGCGGCCTTTTCTGAGGCATACAAAAAACCTTTAGATATGTTAGGTTGTGCTGCTCTTGAAGATATGTTTATTATATATTTATCTTTGCTACTTTTCCATAGTTTAAAAAATTTATCAAATAATCTTACTTGTTGAGAGCCGTTATGCTCACAGTTTATGAATATAGATGCATCAGCATACCTTAGTTGTGTTCCTATAGTTGTAGTATCTAAACTATGAAGTAAATTTTTAGCACTAATATTATCTGCTATGAAGTAATCACCAAGATACTTGGCTAACCCATACGTACCTGTTATTATCACTTTATGTTTTGTATCAGATTGAATGACTGCTCTCCGAATAATTGTCCATTAACACTACACTTGTTGCAAGGTGATTTACTTCTATCTCCTTTTGCTAGTCTATCTCTTATTTTTTTCATACGCTTACTGAACCATACATCATGTAATGACTGTTGCATTAGGTTACCTATGACATGTTCTCTTCCCCAATCGTTTGAACAAAACAACACATCACCATTCCAGTCTACAAACATTTTATAGAAAGGATAGAAACAAGGCTTTCCCTTCAACGATTCTACATTACTATCATCAATACCCAGCCAGTCTATAGTGCCACTACGATTATTTAAGAATAGTCCATAGTCTTCTTCGTTGTAGTGCGCTCTGTATTTATATTTTTCTTTTGGAAACGACTGCATGACATGATCGAAATATTGTATCTGATGCATACCATCATATAAATTAATGTAGAGTAAGTCTAATCCTTGATGAAATAATTTCTTTGCATACTCTGTTGTAAGTCTATCGCCATTAGTATTACACTCAAGCGTAGACTCAGGAAGATACATTCTAAAACGAAAGATTATCTTAGCAAACTCAGGATTAAGAAAGTTCTCACCGAAACCACTAAAAGAAATCTTTCCTTTGTAGTTATTGATACCAAGTTCATTTGCAATAATCATTGCACCTTTTGAAGTCATATGAAGATTACGATTAGGAAATACTTTAGGATCATGTCTAGGACAAAAGGAACAGGTGCGATTACAAAGTTCTGTAGTGTTTATTTCTACAGTAAGTATTGAATCTAATGGTGATAAAGTTTCTTTACCATCAAAATGTTTTGACTCTTGCGCTTTTCTATGTTCAAGAAAGCTGTCTTTGTTATTAGTCTGCATTACTATATGTCATAAATTTACTATCACCATCTTCATAATTAAGTAATAGTTCTTCACCTTTCTTTATTTTACAGATTGAAAGTAAATTAAAAATTTTATAATCATCCCAATCGGAAAGTTGTATGATAATAGTATTTGATTTTTTTGAATGATTTACAAACCCACCTATAGGAGTTCTTATGTAACCTACGATAGGAGGTACTTTTATATGTGAAGTACCAAAGTCATACTTTCTTTCTATATCGTTAGTAGCAAAAAGACCTAACCCTGCTCCTGCTATTTTACTTTCTTTTATAGTCAGACAATCGGGTAATGCTGTATAATAAAACTTATCCCACTCAACTCTCACTTTAGAAAGGTCCTTCGCCTCCAAAATTTTTAACTACTTTAGATGATGCTACTAAATCATAGTAAGCATCTCTCCAATTTTCATGATAGTCTCCTTTCCAAGTTTCGTGCCAGGGTCCGCCTCTAGTATAGTGAATTACTTTTGGATCTATGTTACCATTATACCAGCCTTCCAACCAATTATATGTTGGCGGTATATGTCCTATGTTTATGTCTGCTGTCCATCCCATACGATGTAAATATTTAGCTTCTTTCAAATTAATATTCTTTACCGATAAATTTGCACAATCAGGATGCGCACAATTAAACATCATCATACTTGACCAGTTCTTTCTTGGATACTGTGTTTGTTTACAACCATCCATCTTGGTACTCTCTGGCGGAACGTGTTCGTGTTGGACACACATTACAGAATATTTCTTATTATAAAACTCTAAGAGTTCACTAATATCACATTGCCATAGAAAATCGGAATCACAGAATACTGCTATTCCTTTATAATTATTTAAGTATGGTGTCAAGAATCTGCTATAAGTAAATTCGGTAGATGCTAATGGATCTTCGATTCTATTATATAGATCAGCTTCAATTACATCCTTCAATTTAATTGGTTGGATAGTTAGTTGATCAGCAGGTCCTTTATAATGTTTTAAGATAGAAGCTTTCGCAACAGAGTAAGGCGGATTAACCAAGTCTGGATAACCTTTACTTTCATCTTGTCTTCTATCGTATCCTATATATACATTTATATTCATTCTTCTTTCTCCATAATTTCTTTTAAAACTCTAAATACTAGCTTCTTATCTTCTTTATCTAAAGACATAAAGAAGCCTATGATGTCTGATATTTTAGACTCAATTGTTTTTTCTCTAATCAATCTTTATAAACTCTAGACTCTAGTTCTGTTATTATTTTATTATGTATTTGTTTAAATTCAATACTTGCTATTCTAATTACAGTTTTTAAAAGAGCATAAGTATAAGGATTTAAACTGTCTTTTACTTTATCTATCTCTGCTGTGGACTGCTCTGTAACTAATTTACCTGTAGAATCTACAAGTACCTTATAACTAATTATATTTGCTTCCTTCATATCTCACAAGCACCAGCATTACACGCTAGTTCTTTAGTATTCTCAGTCATATCTTCTTTCTCATAGTCAGTTATTAAAGACCAATCAATAGAGCTGGTTGTTTTGGTTAGCCATTCTTTGTATTCACCTTCTGTCACTTCCTGATACGGTGCTTGTTTGTATGAATGATCAGTATAAGGTAAAAAAGATATACCAGAAATAGTATCAAAGTTTTTCCATACCCACGAGCCTACATCTAACCATTCGCGTTCACGAACCGATATAGTACATGATGGTTTATGTTCACACCATTCATCCTGATAAAACTTCCAAAGTTTTAAATGGTCTAAAGCATTTAAATTTTCTCTTGTAAGAGATTTTACTGGAGATTTAATAGGGAAATAAAACACATAAGTGTGGTCTGGTTTAGTTATATCGTCTTCGTGGTAAACTCCTTGTGCAACCATCAACTGTGCTACTGGATCTTTTTTATCGGCACGAACAGTCCTGATATAGTATGGACTATGCCTAGTATGAATTCCTGATGCACTATCTACTAATTGACTAACCGTTCCGCTAGGTTTAACACAAGTAATAGCAGAAGATTGATTTATACCTAGTTTTTTAGACCATATTTTATTGGTTACTATTCCGAAGTTTTTCAAATCTTTTAAATATTCTTCCAGCAGGCCAGGAGATCCTCTCCCACTCATAGAAACATTGTCCATTATACCTGTTAAAGACACACCAAGTAGAGCTTCATCAACTGTGTTGTTCTCCCACGCTTTAGTTAAGTATCTAAAGTTCGTTAAAGTTGCTTGGAACGTACCAAGAATTGTTGCTAACTTTACTTTCTTTTCTAGCTTTGCATATGTATCAGCAGGTTTAATGACAACCTCAGTTAGATTACAGAATTGTTTGTTGCGTAATATGATCTCACTACAAGGATTACAACCATAGTCTTTGTACTCTTCTCTCCTGCCGTTTTTTAATGCTTGTTTCTCAGCAGCCTGACGATTAAAAATACCTCGCTCACCGCTACGACTTTCGTATAAGGAAAGCCATTCTCGCATGAAGGCTCCCATTTCTGCTGAGTCTGTATAAGCTACGGAATTATTTGCTAATGCTCTGTGTTGACTATCTTCCCACCATGCTCCGCTTTTAGCATTCCTCATTCTTTCATCAGATAAATTAGATAAAGAAATGAGGGCTGATCTTCTGACACCACCTACAACCACAACTTCTGCAATTTTGCACATTAAATCATGGCAATCAATAGATACGAGCTTCTTTTGTCCTTTTAGATTAGCATCTTTGAAGATATTAATAGTAAACCGAAACAAATCTTCAAGAGGATCTGGGCCAGAAGCACGACCACCAAAGGTTTTAAGTCTTTCGCCATGCGCTCTAACGTTGAAAAGATCCCATTTGGGAATCTGCCCTGTATAAAGTAACGCTAAAAACTCTTTATAAGCTTTTGCCCAGCCAATCTTTGAGTCAGCTACCTTAATAGTTGTATCTGTGTCATGTAGTACTTCTGGTAAATCAGGAAGCTTATTAATATATTGTCTCTCTACGCTGAATCCGACACCTGTGCCACACATAAGTATGTAAAGTGTCTCATCAAAGACACGAAGGTTATCTACAGCAACATAAGCACAGTTAAAACCAGCAACATTATCGCGTTCTAATGCCTTACCTGCTGACATCAATGCTCTCATGCTCGGCATAATTTCCAAGTTAAGAACAGCTTGTTCCAACTCTGTTCGGAGTTTTTTGGTCAGCTTGTAGTTGTTATTCTCTTTTAAATGTTCTTCAAAGAAATCGAAATACCTTGCAACTGTCTCTTGCCAAGTCTCTCGCCTTTGTAGATCTTCGTTCCACCTAGCGTATCTGCTTAGATGGATGAATTGCTGGTACTGTGTTGGCAGTTCACTTTGTTTCATTTTCTAAAATTTCCATTAGTCTATTTTCATACCATTTGGCTTTTTCTAAATCTTGGATGCCATTTTTATATTTAAATCTCCAACGATATTTCAAAGAGTTTCCTCTTAAATATCCTACGTATTCTTCGTGTGTCAA